CTTGGCGGAGTGGTCTAACGCGGCAGACTCGTTAGTGACTCCAAAAAGTTGCCCCGTGTGTAAGGTCGGATCTCCTTACCACGGAACTATCGGGAGGCTTGGTTACCCAATTTACCTCTCGATATGGCTTCAAATGCCTCTCCGGCATTTGAAAACTTGTTGTAGAACTCTCCCTTGTGGAGGCGTTCTGCAACTCGCCGTGTTACCACATTTGCTAAGTGGAGCACGACTTTGGTCAGTGGATCCCCCATTAGGATTCCTCTGGCCAAACGCACAGAATTGATGTTCATCCCCATTTCGGGACGTTCTGTGCCAAGGTGCTTTAGTACGCCAGTTGCGTAAAAGAACACCTCACGGGGCTGAAAGCATGTTTTACATACAATCGCCCTGAGCAGGCGTGGAATGCCGCATTTCTGCATCCAGGCCTGACCCAGATCGTATCCAACACGGTGTTGCATACGATCTGTTGCCTCACTGTAGTCTGTTGAGACTACGTAGAGGTCTGCGAAGGTGTCTGTCCTTTCGACATAACCTTCGTAAGGGTTTTCTTCCCGATGCTCGAGAGAGAAAACCAGATCTCTTGTATCGTCTGACATAAGACGACAGAAGAGATTCCACCCGTGATTGGCTTTGCCCATCCCGGATGTTGAGCTGCGTATACCCTTTTCTAAAGGGGACGCAACTAACTTGTTCACAAGATCTAAAACGATCTTGAGACAAGCACGGGCCTTGGTAACGCTTCTAGCCTTACCCGGCTCCTTCACCACCGTCAGAAAGGCCTGCTTTAGCAGGTCCGGTGGTGTACGGAGAGTGTGGTCTAGCGCTAGCCAGAATACCGCCTCTCCGGTGGAATCGAATGCAGACAATGATCTGTAACATTCGATTCTTCCGGTGTCGAGGTCCCTTACGGGTACCCCCTCACCGATCGGTAGAGACTCGAGTAAACATCTCGCAGCCTCTATCGTACCGCCTTCTCTTCTGGTCTTTTCCCAGGAGGAAGACGTACTCACGGTAATTCTGGCCTTTGTGGCCAGTCCCGTGAATGACTCCTGGGGAAGCTCATTTAGAACTTCCTCAAGAGCAGCTCGACGGAGTAAACCGGCAGTTGCCGGCTCCGGCGAGGGCTCCAATTCCACAGTGCGTAAAAATTTCACTTTGGATTGGAGAAGGACGAGGGGCGGCGGAGTTCCGCAACCTCTCGTCTGTGACAGGATCCCGATGAGATATACTCTCCGGGCGCCTGTCGAGCAGTCTGCACGTCTCCAGACGTTTACATACTGCCTGCACCAATGCGGTATCTCACTGAGATCGCTTAGTGCATGTTTCAAAGTGCCTCGGTGTGAGTGCATTTTGAACCACTTCCTACAAGCTTTTAGTTGCGAGTAGGCAGTGCTGACGGTGAGTGCGGATTCCCGCATCTCCCCGTCGAGGAACTCATCTCCCAATAAGGCAGATATGTTCCAAAGTACGAACATGTCGAATCGTCGCCATGTCCATACTTCTTCGGGATAACACAGATATCTCTGTAGGAATATCCCGTCAACGGTCTTCAACAGCTCAATGAGTCTGTCAGACCGCGCCTTAGTCGAAGTCGAAGTGTCTTCGAATAAGGATTCGACTTGAGCCCTGCTTAAACAGGGATCTGTCGATCCTCTGAGGAATCGATTGATTCGACGCCTTAGAGTACGAGCCCAAGAAACCGTAGGTGACTTGGGGTCGTTGCATAACTCCTTGAGGCGATTGCCCCAATGAGTATGAGCGTATATGACGTGTAATTTCACGTCAATATCCGCAATCTGAGAAAATCGAGTCTTGTTTTTCCCAGATCCCGTCCAACCCGGTCCTAACAACCTGGCTGGAAGTGGGTCCTGGAGACGTATCCCGTCCCCGGACCAGACGACGGTCTTCGGGGTTTTACCCAGAAGAGCGCCGAGATGGCGACCTGCATGGATTTTCCATGGGTCGTCATACCTGACCCGGTACCGACAGTTTGTACGGAACCGGATCAGTGTTTCCGACCGTTTCTCAGTGATAACGGCGGGAATATCATCGCACTCGGATCCACTTGTATCCGAGCCCGAGTCTAACATCATGCCATCAGACTGATTCATGATGTCAGAAACCCTGCTGGTCTCCTGAAGGATCTCAGCAAGGCTTCCCGACGGACTCACGATTCCTTCTAGAGTCCGTCGAACTGTAAGGTCCCGGGATTCACCCGTGGCCTTACTGATTTCCTGCAGTCCAAACCCGGACCGCAGGAGGTTGTCCCGATTCTTAGACACAGTCTGAGAACCGGCGAATCGAAGAATCAGGCACGACGGTACCTGTTTCGTCGATAGGTACCTTGTGCCCTCTGTATAGGGGGCCAAGGCATCTGGTATCGCGGGTTTCGTCCGATAACCG